GATCCTCTGGCGGCTGAACCGATGGGGCGTGGCGCTGCGCGCGGCGATCCTCGACAACCTGACAGACGAGAAGATAGATGTTCTCAGGCTGGACGGGGCAGATCCAGCGAAGTGGCAAGCGGCTTCAAGTAAAAGACGAAAACCGAGGGGTGGCTTGTCTACGGCAACGTAGTATCTGGGAAACAATGCGCCCCGAACAGCCCGCTGGAATATTGTCTTTCTGCCAGAAGTCCCGAAATCAAAACTAAAAACGCTGGGCCAAATCGAAAACTTGCCAGGGAATTTCCCAGAGAATTTTGGAAAATGCCGACAATACATTAAAAGATGCAGCGGCAACTTGTTGGCCAGCCCCTGGCGGGGAGGTAGGGGCGGGAACTGGGACCTGACGCAAGGGAAGGTTCCGCAGGGGAAGCTGACGCTGCGGCAAGGCTGTTAGGCCAGCCTAACACGCTAACGCAAAAAGACCGGGGCAACGCGCCCCGGTCAAGGTCTGCAGGTAACGGTTTCAATAGTAGCGGGTTCGCCGTCAACCCGCCAACCATGCGAGAACGATAACGGCGAGAACGCATGCGCCAAGAGCGCCAAAGGCGGCGCCTCGGAGCAACAGCGGGAAGAACAGCAAGGCGAGAACGGCGAGAACGATTCCGCCAGCAATGGTGAGCATAGGTTTTCCTTTCGATGGTTTAGCGGATGAGGACGCATGCGCCGATGGCGATGGCCAGCAGCGCGGCGCCGATGCGGGGGAGGATGAGCAATAGGAGTCGGATCATTCGGTGGGCGGACTGGTAGTTGATTCGTTCACCGGGTCATCGACTTCGACAATCCGGTAATCGCGCACAGCCGTCCATCGGGACATGAGATCACGCGCGTATTGCCTAGCGATTAGTTCGTATTCAAAGCGCAACGCGTTGCCGGCCCAGGTTCCGGTATTGTCGGCTTGTACTTCGACCTTCCAAGTCATGGCTATTCCTCCCCTGTGAACATGGCGGATGCGAGCAAAGCGAATTGTAGGGTCAGCAGAGTGATCCCAATGATGATTAGCCCCATGTGACTTCCTCCTCTATGGTGAACAGCCATCCATTTCCCGCCTTGTGTGCGGCTATCATGGTTTGTTCGGTCGATTGCGTCATGGTGGCGTTCTCCGGTTTAGTGTTGCGTTCTTCTCGAGTTCGGATTTGATCAGTGTCGTTGCTCAGCGCATAAAGCGCATCGCGTACCTCTTTCCACTCTTCGATGTTTGGAACGTCTAGTCCGTCAATAATGCCGTCAAGATAGACCGCGACATCATGCGCACCACGTGCAGTCACATGCGCGACTAACTCCGGCGCGCGAGCGGGCTTGCCACCACGTACAAAACTAATCATCGTTGCTTCTCCAGTTGGTTTATGGATTTACAAGACAGATAAAGCCGCATGCTCAATCGAGCGGATCGAACGAAGGACGCAATGCGAGGTGTGCCCCATGATGCTTGCGAGGCTGTCGGCGATTGTCATTTGGCGTTCTCCAGTTCGGCAACATTGCCGCTTATGCCCCTCCGGCTTCCACGTGGTCGCGTCGGGGGCATAGGCTGCAATGCGGCCTAGGCTGCAGCGTCGACCAACGGGAACGCGGGACAATCCTGCTGGCGCAATGCTTTGATCAAAAATGCGAGGCCGTCTGTCGCGGCGCGCGCTTCTGTCGCGAACGCGTTCTGATTAGCGCCAGCAGAGGGGAGGACGTATGCGCCGCGTTCGTTGGCGGTTTTCTGATCAATCTGCGCGGCGCTCCCGAGCCCGGGGCCTAGCGGTTTAGTGAACGTGGATTGTGTGAACGTTGCCCATGAAATGCGACGAAAGAAACTCGCATGACCGAGAGCAAACGCCATGCGGCCAATGTCTGCTGGCGCATGGGATTCTTTCACTGTCACTGCTGTGACTTCTCCGAGACTGCTGCGATTGCCGCTAATGCATTGGAACGTGATCACCTCGCATGCGAAGCCTGCTGCCTCGGTAGCGTCGACAACGGCCGCGACAACGGCCGCGCGATTAGTAAGTGCGTCGGCTGATATGTTGGCGTTAACGCTCATATCCGACAGTAGCGTGATTATGGGCTTGCGCCGGAGTTTAGCGGTGTCGACGCGGCGCATGTTCAAGGGATTGCCGGACAGCGCGCGCGGTACGCTCGCCACCGCGCCAGCTACATCCCATTTGACCACGCGTGGGCCGGTAGGATTAGCGGCGTTGATTTGATCGCGCAGCCGTTCCGCGCGGGCGGCGCCAACCGGCCAGCCATTGCGGCAAAGGCTGATGGCTTCCGCCATGTTCTTCGTGCCGGTAAACTCTTTGTCGTTGGTCCACGCCGTGCGGTGCCAATTGCCGTAACCATCACCCATGGTCGCGACATGCGTGGCCATGGCCTCGGGGGTGGACCAATAAGACATAAAGACCGACGCTTGTTTCGGTGTGGGGATTACGCTTTCCAACGCGAGGTTGTCGCCGTGTTTTTCAAACTTCTGTGCCATTGTCTTTAATCCCCTTAGAGGCTTGCGGCGGATTCGATGCGGCGACGCAGGTCCGCGTCCATGCCGCGCCAGATGAGGCAGTCTTCTATGGTGGCTTGCGGCATGCCTGCAGCGATCATGCGAACGCCGTAGAGCGAAGCGCGCGGGCTGATGACTACGCGGGCCTTTTCCTTCGCTGCGCCGCTCCTGAGAGCTTGCACGCGATTTACCCACGCATCCGCCGTCATGGTCGACGCGGGCAATTTGCGGGGTGCCGGGCTGTCCTCGGGAGAGGCGCCCACAATGGCGCGTTCTAAGCGCTCATCGTATCCCCATGCGAGGAACGCGAAGCGGTCTAGCGTCGCGCCGTCTAGCTGTGTGCGGCCTACGTAGGTGCGATCGGCGCCGGTGCCGTACGTGTTGAGACACGCGATAACGTTGAAGGCAGGATGCCGCTTCACGGGTTCGGTTTGATCGGGAAACGGCATGTGTCCGTTGGCCAGCGCGCTGTTCAACACCAGCACGCCAGCAGCGTCACCAGCGTCCAATTCATCAAGGCAGATGGCGCCGCCATGTTCAAAAGCCTGTCGGAACGGCGTTGACTGATACCGGCCGTGCGCGTCCACGAATCCAAGCAACTCATGGGCGCCTTGCACCGCGCCTTGAATGTAAAAGGGGATATCAAGCGCATGCGCGGCCTGTTCTGCGGCCGTTGTCTTTCCACTACCGGCGGGGCCAACAAGGGCGGCGGGGATTTTCTGCGACAGGATTTGAATAAGGGTCGGTACCAGCTTGTGGCGCGGTTCCGATCCACAGTCTTTAATCCCTGCTGGCGTCACGATTTCAAGGCGCGTCACCGGGACTAAGTTAGGCAATTCCTCCCGCATGATGGCGCGGACGCGATTCTCATCTAGGCTGTTATTGGCGGTCAACGATGCGATTAGCATCTGTAATGCGGCGGCAGTATTGGGGTTGTTGCCCAATGCCGGGACAGGATTAGCGGCAGGAATAGAGACAGGAATAGAGACAGGAATAGAGACAGGAATAGAGACAGGAATGACGTCAGCTTGCGGCGCTTCGCGTTGTGCCGGAACGGCAGGATTAGCGTCCGGGCCATAGCCTGCTGGCGTGGCGTCTTGCCATTGCGGCGCGGGATTAGCAGCGCGGACCTTGAGAGCATTAAGCGCCGTATCGCCAATGGCGTTATAAGCGTCTTGCGCTTCCTCTATGGAAAGTTCGCACGCGAATGCGCTCGGCAATCCCTTGGCCGTCAACCATTTCCGCCAGAGGGGCCGATTGTGGCTGGTGGCAACCATCGATCCACGTGGGCCGAGTAGCGATTCGATTTCGTCGGTGGGCATTGTTGGCGTTCGTGACATCTGATTTATTCCTGCATTATCAAGGGGTTAACGTTTTTCCGTTGTGAGGCGCTTTGCGCCGTCACAAGAAATGACACACAATTCCCGACAACACAAGCGGCATGAAAGACGGTGCGGTGATTTGTGGAAACCGTGCTGGCGCGCTAGGAATGGCGCTATGACAACGGCACTAGCAATGTCGGAGATACCGGAGGCCGAACGGGTATTCCTCCGAACCTTTGTTGCGACCGGAGATCGTGCGGCTGCTGCGGCGATTAGCGGGATTCCTCCGAGCACAGTTTTGCGCAATTCGCATTCACAACGTGCGATGCATGCTGAGCTAAACGCTCGCCTTTTGATGGTAGCGCCGATCGCGGTACGAACGCTCGAATCCCTGATGGTCGACGAAAACGTTCCGGCCGCCGTTCGTCGCCTAGCCGCATCCGACCTGCTAGACCGGGTTGGCCTAGTCTCGCAGGCTTCCATGGCCCTTTCCAAGCCGCTTGAAAGCCTGTCTGAAATGCCCGCGCGTGATCTGCGCCAGCTAGTCGAGCGCTTGGAAACAGAGCTATTCGCGCGAGCGAAGCCTGTTCGTGATCTTGAGTTTCAACCGCCAGATAGCACGCCAGCAGCTACTAAGCCTTTGAGTGTGCTCGACTAGTGGGGCCTCGTGATAGCAGGATGTCGAGGGGTGGCCTGTCCCGAGCACAGCTAACGTTGCGCCATCGTGTCTGTTAAGTGTCTGTTATCATAGGCAAAAGACAGACCTGCCCTTGGGTCATGCCCCGGCCCCCGGCACCCCCCGATGCGATGCTATCGCTAATGGCCAACCCCGTTCCGCTAAATTTCGAAAATCTGCAAAAGTCGGGGCTGTTCGAGGTCCCATCATCCATTCAAACCTCCCCCTGGGCCGAAACCGATCGTTCTTGACGCTTTTTGTGCCCCCGCATCCGTGCTATCCGTGTGGCTTGAGGGAGTTCTCGGCGTTCACCCTCTCGGCCGGAGCTGGAACAGCCCTCCGTCCAGCAGTTTCCTGCTCCGGCCCTCCTTTTTGAGTGCTGAAAGGTCCAGAAATGCCCGATCTGGCCTCGATCATCAGGGAAGCAGCCGCAAAACACGGTGTTTCGCCCGAAACGCTGCTGCGCATCGCGCAGATCGAGAGCAACATGGACCCGAACGCTGCGAACAAGGACAGCAGTGCCCGTGGCGTGTTTCAGTTCATCGACAAGACCTGGAAAGCTTACGGTAAGGGCCAAGACGTGCTGGACCCGGTCGCGAATGCCGATGCCGGCGCGAGATTCGTGCGTGACAACGCCAACACGCTGCGGACGCAACTCGGCCGGGAGCCTGCACCGTGGGAGTTGTATCTGGCGCATCAGCAAGGCGCTGGCGGCGCTGGCAAACTGCTGGTGAACCCGAACGCCATGGCCGCAGACGTGACCTCTCCCGACGCCATAAGGTTGAACGCAGGTAACACGAGCATGTCCGCCGGCGACTTCGCCAACATATGGAAGGCGAAGTTCGAGGGCACGGCGGTTCCGGGACCAGGGAAGGACCTCGTAGCGAGCGCCGCCACGGCCGGAGCGCCTGCAGCCGCTGGTTTTCAGCCGCAACGACGCGAAGACCTGTTGCTCGGTAGCCTCTTCGACAACGCAGCGGCGCCGATGCTGCAGAAGCCACAAGAGCCGCTGGTACAGCGCCGGAAGAAGAGCGTTGGCGATCAGATCGGCGACCTTGGCCAGCCGGTTCGCTTGTCGAGCTGACCAGAGGTCTGTTATACGAGCCTTGAGCTGCATTTGCCGTGTCGCCAGCGGCTACCTGCCCCGGTAGCCAGCGATGCCCCAGCCAACGCCATACGACCGTATCACCAACTTTCAGAACGAGCAGGCGCTGGCGCCGACTGCGCCGCATCCCGCACCGATGTTCGATGCGGAGTACAACGCGATCAAGATCACGATCGACGAGATCCTGCAGAACCTCGCGCTGATCCAGCGCGACGATGGCCAGCTGGCGAATGATAGTGTTGGTCTCGATCAGTTGCGCGAGGAAGTGCAGATCGGCTTCAACGCGCCAGCGCCGTGGGTGACCGACCACGACTACGTGCATGGGGATTCGGTCTTTAATGACAATGCGTTCTGGTTCTGCCTGGTCGATCACAAGTCTGGTGTCTTTGCGACTGATCTTGCTGCTGGCTACTGGTCGCTGATCGCGGATTTCAACGAAGCCGTGACCATCGGCGCGAAGATGTATGTCTCGGATGGTCCTCCACCCCTTCCGACCCACGGGCAGCAGTGGTTCGAGAGCGACACCGGCAACACGTATCTGTACTACGTCGATGCTGGCGGCCCCCCTGGCCAGTGGGTGCACATAAACGGCACCGGACATGGCACCGATGGCGGCACCGGTGGCACCGTGGCCACCTCGGTGAATGTGCCGTTCACGACCGAGTCTTTTGGCACTGCGGCAAACATCAGTCGTCTTGGAAGCCGGACGTTCTCGGGGGCGGCCACGGTGAACGATGGCGGCCCCGCGCCCTTCACCAATCTCGACTGGTACAGCCAGCTCAACCTGGTTCACTACAACGGTGGTGACGGCATCGGCATCCCTGGCGGCAGTTCTGACTTGAATTACGCCACCGTGGCTGTGTTGACCGATCACAACAGCGCGGTGACGATCGGCGGCGCTCCGCAGGTCGGTTTCCTGACGGCGACGCAGTCGATCGGCGGGCACCCTGGCCGCGCGCTGGAGAACTTCGCCATCAACAACGCGCCGTCAGGCAATCACAGCGTATGGGCCGGCTACACCGAGGCGCATCGGGTCAGCGTTGGCGCGACGACGAATATCGGCAACACCTATTGCTTTGAGATCGAGGTCCGGAATTCGGTTGACCTGCGCGTTGGATCTGATCCGTACCAGGACGTGAATGGCGGCACCTACGGCCTTCTGCTCTGTGCTGGCTGCGGACTGTCTCCAACCGGTCAGTTCGACGCGACAGCGGCGATATCGATTGGCTCCAACCCCACGCACTGGGGCACCGGCCTCCTGTTCAAGACCGGTTCTATCGGCGCCCACGGCCCTGGCGGCACGCGGCCCGCGATCGCGATGCCGGCGGATCATGACGTGCAGTGGTATGCGTCGGCCGGCGTGCTTGCTGGAAGTATCAACGGCGCGACCTTTGGCGCGTGGACGGCTTACACGCCGACCGTGACCGGCACCGGCGGCTTCGTCGGGACTGCGACCGGCAGATACAAGAAGTTCGGAAAGACGGTCCACGTGTCGATCGCCATCAACGTGACGACCGGGGGCCAGGTCAGCACAGTGACGCTTCCGATCCAGGCCGCCGCCATGGCTGGCTCGCTGGTCGGCCGGGTCAACACCAACGCCTTCATGTGGCTTGGGCACATCAATGCGAGCAGCTTGACGGCGATTGCCGCCCGGTATGACGCCGACCAGACGATGACGAGCACGCAGAACCTCACTCTTTCTGGCGCCTACGAATGCATCTGACGGGGCAACGCGATGGCTTTTGACTTTCCCGCCTCTCCGGTTATCGGCCAGAGCACCCAGGGCTATGTCTGGGACGGTCAAAAGTGGGGCAAGCCGAGCAGGGGCGACGCGCATGTCGCGGCCACGCCGCCGGCTTCGCCCCTGGCTGGCGATCTGTGGTGGAACAGCTCGACTGGCGTGATGTACGTCTGGAGCGGCACCGTGTGGGCGGTGGTCAGCGATCCGGGCGGCGTGTTTACCGGCGCCGCTGGCGTCGACGCGTATGCGTATAGCGGCATGCAAGTCAACGGGTCGATGGAAGTCAGCCAGCAGTATGGGACGACGGCGCAAACGGCAGGCGGACCCGTCATCGACGGCTGGGAGCATACGTATTCCGGCGGCATGGTGCTGTCTTCCGCCACGTCGCCGTCGCCGATCATAGCGGGTATCTCCAGTACCTTGTTCACCACGATCCCGACGGCCAAGCTCACCCTGGGGGTGGGCGATTACGCCATATGGATTCACAAGATCGAAGGATACCGCATGGCCCGGCTGGGCTGGGGGTATTCGACCGCAAAGAGCGTCACGATCTGTTTCTGGACGGCGCATGCGCGCACCGGGACGTTTTCCGGTGTTGTTCGCAATGCCAGCGTCACGCGCAGCCGTGCGTTTACTTACACCCAGAACGTGGCTGGTACGGCGGAATACAAGACGGTGACCATACCGGGCTGCACGGACGGGACATGGAACACTACGAACGGCGTCGGCATGAGCATCGTCTTCTCGATGGGGGCGTACAGCACGTTGCTGGCTCCGACTACGACGCAATGGTACAGCACCAACTACCTCGGCGCGGTTGGACAAGTGAATGCTGTCGCGTCCACGGCGGATGTCTTTCGCATCTCTGGCCTTCTTGTCCTCCCTGGAACGCAAGCTCCCACTGCCGCGCAATCGCCGTTCGCCATGCGTCCGTATGGTCAGGAGCTGGAGACGTGTCAGAGATATTTTCAGAAGTGGAACCCATTTTTAGTCTCTGGGTATAATTCTGCCGGCACGTTTGTCTATGCCGCTGTCCCATTGGTGCCGCCGATGCGCGCGTCGCCGGCTATTGCTTACGGCGGTCCTGTTTACAGTAACGCTTCCGCCTTTGCGACGACCGGCACGTCCAGCTCCTCGGTGTTCCGGCCGCAGATCACCATAACGGCGCTCGGGTATGGCTATGGGGTGGCAAACATCGAGTTGGATGCGAGGCTACCGTGATGGCAGATTATCAACTCACCGCCAGTGAGTTCGTCATTCGCACGATTGACGGCCTCAACATCCCTGCCGACCCGGACAATCGTCATCGCATCGAATATGACGAGTGGCTGGTGGATGGCGGCGTGCCGGATCCTGCGCCGCCTCCGCCCCCTCCTCCTCTTCCAGTGCCGGACGCCAACGCGCGCATCACCGCTGGCGTGCTGGCGTCACTGGAGGTCGCGATCGCGATCAAGACCGCGATGCAGGCCATTCCGGACACGTTCAACAACCAGAACTTCATCGCGGTGAAGATCCAGCTCGATGCGCTGACCCAGGCGTTCGCCTCGATGTTGCAGGCGCAGACGACGCTGCTGGGCGCCGGCAAGCCGCCAGGGGCGATCAAGCCGCTGGAGCTGGCGGATCTGCCGGAGTCGGAGCCTGAACCGGAGCCTGAGCCTGAGCCGGAGCCTGAACCAGAGCCAGAGCCGAAAGCGCCACAACCGCGCAAGCGCAAGACTGCGAAGGGGAAGAAGAAATGACCCTGTATTTTCCTGTGGCTCCAACCACTCGCCAGCAGTACGGCGATTTCCAGTGGGACGGCAACAACTGGATCACCGTCCCTGGCCGGTGCTCGTGGATCAAGCTCACCCAGGCCGAGTACGACGCCATCGACGACAAGGACCCTGGCATCCTGTACGTGATCGTAGGTTAGTCGGATGCCCGTCCTGAACACGGCTGATGCGCTCTATGTGGGCAGTGATGCAGTCGAAGCGGTTTATCTCGGACTGGACCAGGTCTACGCGTCGGGGCCGCTGATCCGGCTCACCGGTCGCACCGTGGCCGAGACCGCTGCTACGGGAACGACCGTCGGCACGCTGTCCGTGATCAACGCGACTGGCACGCCGACTTTTACTTTAACAGACAGCGCCGGTGGCAAGTTCGCCATCACCGGCACGACCTTGAAGACCAACGCGGCGCTGGATTACGAGACGGCGACGTTCCACACGATCACGGTCCACGTCACCGGCATGACGCCAACGGTCGGTGATCGCACGTTCATCGTGCTGGTCACCGACGTGGTCGAGCCGGTGATCGTGCTCACCGGCACGTCGATCGCCGAGAGCGCGAGCATCGGCGCGGTCGTCGGCACGCTGTCCGTGGCGAACGCCTACACCGGCACGCCGGTCTTCACGCTGCCGGGGAGCGCTGGTGGCAAGTTTGCCGTCAGCGGCAACAACCTCACGGTGGCTGGCGCGCTGGATTTCGAGACGGCCCCCAGTCACTCCATAACCGTGGCCGTCTCCGGAATCACGCCGAGTGCGGCGAACGGGTCGTTTACCATAACGGTCACTGACGTGCTGGAACTGGACCCGGTGATCCAGCTCACCGGCACGACCGTCAACGAAGACGCGGCGGTCAATACCACTGTTGGCACGCTGTCTGTGACCGGCACCTACACCGGCTCGCCGACCTACGCGTTGGTCGATAGTGCTGGTGGCAAGTTCAACATCTCTGGTGCGTTACTGCGGGTCAACGCGGCGCTGGACTATGAGACGGCCGCGACGCACTCGGTAACGGTGAGCGTCTCCGGTTTGACGCCAGCGGCGGCGAACAAGGCGTTCACCGTGGTGGTGCTGGATGTCACCGAAAGCGCCAGCGCAGCGTGGAACCCGAGCGACAAGGACAGCGGCATCACGCTGTCGGGCGGCAACCTTGTTGTCACGACGGGAACAGATCCATCGTTCGTCGGGTCGGCAGCTCGTGCCACGGCGAGTGCATCGACCGGCAAGTATTATTGTGAGGTCACTCTCAATGTCATAACCGCAGGATACGACCCGTATTGCGGTATTGGGTGCGCCAACGCGACCAAGTCACTCACTGATGTCGCGCAAGGAGGTGGCGCTGATCCCCAATTTATCATGAACTTTGACGGTAGTGTCTACGATTACACGACCGGTGCTCCTCTCGGAACGCTTGCCGCGTGTCCTGTCGGCAGCACTGTCGGCATGGCGGTCGATCTGGATAACCGTCGTGTATGGTTCCGCGTTATTACGGGTGGTACGGCGGGCAACTGGAACAACAGCGGCACGGCAAACCCGGCGACGAACACTGGCGGCTTGACGATCAACGCGCTGATGAACGGCGTAACCTTCTTTCCGTATGTCAATCATGCCCGCAGTAGCGCGACGACAAGTCACGTCACCACGGCCAACTTCGGCGCCACCACGTATGCGGCGTCGGCACCTTCCGGCTTCTCCAACTGGGGCGGGGGAGGCGCCGTTGGCACGACGAAAAACATCGTCACGGACTACGGCGCCGTTGGTGATGCTCAGTGGGCGCAGGCGACGCTGAGCATCACGACGAATGTACTCACGTCTGCAACCGCGATCTGGCCGTCAGCCACCTTGGGGTCAGAATACATCGGCAAATGGATTGTGGTAGGCAAGGCCGGAAGTCATCCCACTATTCCCGAAGCTGGCGGCGGCACTATGCTGCGCACGACGATCACGGGATGGACGAACAGCTCGACCATCACGCTGGGCGCCAATTGCACCTTGCCGCTTTCGTCTGAGCCGGACGTGATCGTGTCGTGGGCGACTACAAACAACGGAGAGTCGATTGCGGAGCATCACGGCTCTGTGGACGGAGCGTTCACCAGGTTCAGGAATGATTTTCAGGGACAGACGGTCACGTTGACTATCCCGGCTGGAAACTACCTGATCTCCAGCGGCAATTTCGAGGCGGTGTTTGGCGGCATCAGGAACATCACAGTCAACGCCGCTGGCGCAACGCTGTGCGGTGGCGCGTTCTCTTTAGGGTCGTGGGGACAGCAGGGCGGCGGCACTCATCACGGCTACACCGCATCGGTATCTGCCGGCGCCACGTCGGTAACACTGCTCACGCCGTCCGAGGTGTCGAGGTTCTTCGTTGGCCAATATGCCATGATGACGGGTTTTGGCCTGCAAATAGGCGGATATCCAACCAACCATCAGTTATTCGAGTATCTGAAGATTGCCGCCATCGACAGCGACACGGGAAGCCCGACTTACGGCAAGATCACGTTTGTGACACCGCTGGTGAATGCGTACCTGTCGACGTGGCCGTTGTTCTACGGGCCACCCGGTGATTTGACATCCGGTGGTCCTGCTACGCTCTATGCGATGGACCCGCGATTTGACCACACGACTGTGATCAACAACCTGACTATCGCGCATCATGCCCAGAGCGGAGTTTCGGGGCTGAACGTGACGATGAACTCTTGTGTGTTTGAGAGCATATTCGGCCCGCACGCCACGATGCTGCAAAACATCGTGTTCAACAATTGTTTGGGTGTCGAATGCTCAATGGAGGTCGACAAGATCGTGACCTCGGCCACGTTCAACGGTTGCGACTGGAATGCGCTCAGGTTCCAGAGCACATGTATAACGAATTGCATTCTCGACAACACAGATATTCGCCTGTCGGTTACAGGAACACCGTGGAAACTCACGATCCGCAACGGGAGCACGGTTGGCACGATAAGCGGGATTGGTGTGATTTCGCCGGGGTGTGATTACGGCTACGCCAACGAGCTGATCGTCAGCGACAGCCAGATACGTTATTTCGGCGCCGTTACGACGCATGAGAGTGGATACTTGATCCCCGGAAAGAACGGCAGCGGCAACGGCGTCAATGTCGACTGGGGCATGTCGAGCGGTGTTATCACCATTCCGTTGGGGGCCGTGCTGAGCGGGGGCGAAATCTACACTGCGTTGTGGCCCGTGACCAATGGCCGGGTATTCCTGCGGGACAGCGCCACGGGCGAGAAGATCGGTTCCTTCAGGATCACCAATGTGGTGCAAAGTGGCAGCGATGCGCTGGTGACCACGACAATGAGCGGTACGTGGCCATCGCGCAGCGGGCACAAGTTGTCGTTCGTCATGCACCCGGCGCCTATCTGCACGTTCACCAGTGTGACGGGCTGTCCGGAGGTGGTCGACTTGTCGAACTCCGGCGCGGCTGGACTGCCGCTCTACTCCTACAGCAAGCGCACTTACGACGGCTCGGTCGCGGCGGGCGAGTATTGGCAAGTCTGGGGCCGGGTGAAGAAGATCGTGGTGATCGTGACGCAGGTGGCGGACGGAACGACGTTCCCCGGCGCGGTGACGCTGGCGTTGAATGTCAGTGTAAGCGGCATGATCAAGATGTCTGACTATTCCAACACGACGTGGGCGCCGACCATCGACCTGAAGAGGCTCGGCACGCGCACGTTCGACGCGACGGCCGGCACCTATCCGGTCAGCTCGTGGTCGAACACTGCCACGGCCCACGCCGACGCGCTGCCGGGGATGACCGAGGCGCTGTGGGCACCGGGCAACTTCCGCCCGAGCATGACCGACACCAGCGCGGCAGCGGCAGGGCTGCGGCCGATCTTCTCGATCGAAGTGATCACCGACCAGGGCTTTTGATGCGCGCAGACAGCACAAACGCCGGCAAGCACGAGCTGCTCCACGCAGCCCGCCGGCTGCTGGCGTTGAAAGACGCAAAAGACAAGCTGCTGCCGTTCATGAAGCTCACCATGCCGGACCCCAACGCGCTGGATGATGTGACGCAGTCGCTCTACACCACCACGCCGCAAGCGCGGCTGCTCTGCGAGATCATCGAGAAGGTCGAGCGCGGCGACATGAAGCGCGTCGCCGTCTCGATCTCACCGCAGACCGGCAAGAGCCAGGTGCTCACGCGCGGCGGCCCCGCCTGGATCTCGGGCAGAGATCCAAGAAGACACGTCATGGTTGGCGCATACAACCAGGATTTCGCCAATGAGTTCGGCGACGATGTCCGGCAGCTCATCAATAGTTCTGGCTACAAGCAGGTCTTTCCGGACTACGCGCTGGATAGGGGCGGACAGGCAAAGGATCTGCTTATCACCAAGCAACGGGGCAAGCTTGCTTTCGTCGGTGTGGGTGGAAGCGGGACCGGAAAGCCCGCTGATTTCTTCTTCGTGGACGACCCGATCCGCAACGACGAAGACGCGATGAGCGCCGCGTATCGCGATAAGATCTGGAAGTGGTTCAATCGTGTGGTGTTCACGCGCTGCCACGGCAAGACGCCGATAGTCGTGGTGCATACGCGCTGGCACGAAGACGACCTGATCGGGAGGCTCTGCGATCCAGACCACCCAGGTCGAAAAAGACCTGTCTCTGACGGTGGTTATGCCGGCATCGAGGACAACTGGCAGTATTTCAACATCCCGGCGGTCGTCACCGAGCAGAAGCTCGCCGACGCGCTCCAGCTCAAGCTTGAGGTGCAGACGCACCCCATCGTGGTGCGCGAGTTCGGCACCCGGCCGATGGCGTCTCTCTGGGAAGAGAAATTCCCGCTCACGTTCCTGGCCGAAGCCAAGCACAACGATCCAGTCGGCTTCTCGGCGCTGCGCATGGGCAAGCCGTCTCCGGACGACGGCAGCTACTTCCGCTCAGAAGACATCGTTGAATACGAGACAGAGGAACTCCCCAAAACGCTGCGCAAGTACGGCGCGTCGGATCACGCGGTTTCCAAGGCGCAAGGACGCGACTACACGGTCCTCGGCTGCATCGGTGTCGACGAGAACGACGATATCTGGGTGCTGCCGGACCTGGTCTGGGACCGCATGGAGACCGACCAGACGGTCGAGGAGATGCTGCTCCAGTTCCAGCGGCACAAGCCGCTACTCTGGTGGATGGAGAGCGAGCTGATCAGCAAGTCGTTCGGCCCGTTCCTCTACAAGCGCATGCGCGAGGAGCGGATCTATACCTCTGTCGACGCGGTCACGCCGTCAAAAGACAAGTCGCTGCGCGCCAGGTCGATCCAGGGCCGCATGCGCATGCGCAAAGTGCGCTTCCCGCGCCGTGCCCCCTGGTGGCCGACCGCGCGAGCGCAGATGTTGCGCTTCCCGGCCGGCGCCAACGACGACTTCGTCGACTGGCTGGCGCATATCGGCATGGGGCTGAACAAGGAAGTCAAACCCGTTCTTCGGTCCATCCCGCTGGACAAGCATCCGAGCGGCTCGATCCAGTGGATTCTGCAGAACGCCCAGGCCCGCGCCCGCAATGGTGACCGGCTCAAGATGCGAGGCTGGTGATGAAGATCAGGACTGGCGGCGGCGGGGTCGATAAAAACGGCAAGCCGTACAAGCTGCCTGAAAAGACAGTCGAGGCGCCGGACGATGTCTTCTACAAGGGGATGCGTTTGATCTTCGACATGCCCCGCGAAGACAGCGGCAAGCTGCGACAGGAGCCGCGCGATGTCTGACGTGTATGGCGGCGAAGCGATGCCCCCGGTGGACCCCCGCCTGGCCGATCCCGCCATGGCGATGGCGGCGCAGCCCGAGAAGAAGCCGTCGTGGGACGACATTCCCGAGGTCGATCCCGCGCGCTCCGAGCTGATCAAGGAATGGGAAGACAAGATCAAGGACGCGAAGAAAGCCTGGGAGAAGTTCTTCAAGCGCACCCGCGAGTGCGAGCAGCTGGCTTTCGCGGGAGCGGACAAAGAGTGGATCGCGGCCGATAGCTACACCGTTCCGGTGATCCCGCGCCACATCAACCAGTCGGTTGCCACGCTCTACGCCAAAGACCCGCGCGTCGCCGCCAAGCCGCGCCAGAAACTGATGTACACGCTGTGGGACGGCTCGACCGAGCAGATCGAGGGCATCATCCAGAAGATCATGATGCAGCAACAGATGGCTGCGCAGGGCGTCATGGTCCCCGGCCCCGATCCCAACGACATGGCGGTGCTGGAGGAGATCAAGCAGGTCTCGCAGTACGAGCAGCAGGTCGAGAAGCTCGGCAAGACACTGGAAATCCTCTGGGACTATTACACGCGCGAGCAGGCGACGAATTTCAAGTCGCAGATGAAGGCGCTGGTGCGCAGGGCAAAGGTCGCCGGCGTGGCCTATTGCCAGCTCGGCTACCAGCGCATCCTGGAGCCTAATCCGGACGTGTCTGCGAAGATCCAGGACATTACCTCGAAGATCAAGAACGTCGAGAGCACGCTGGACCGGGTCGGCGATGACCAGATCTACGACGGCAAGGCCGAGCTGGAGCAGCTAAGGCTCAATCTGCAGGACTTGCAGAACAAGGAGATGGTGGTGGTCCGCGAGGGGCCGGTGTTCTCCTGGCCGAAGGTGCGCGATATCATTCTTGATCCCGACGTTATGCATGTAAAAACGCTTGAGGGTGCGCGCTGGTACGCGCGCGAATACCTGATGACGCCGAAACGTGTCTTTGAGGTCTACGGCGTTCGTATCGGCGACAACTACGTCAAGCGTTACCGCGTCGACGAGACCGGCAAGCAGCAGCGCAAAAATCGGCAAGGTTCCGAGGTCTGCATCTATGAGATTTTCGACGAGCAGAACCATCAACAACTCGTCATCGCGGAAGGCTATCCGGATTTTATTTCAGAGCCACAGGAGCCGTCTGTTAAACTGGAGCGGTTTTGGAACCTGTTCCCGCTGGTTTTCAACGAGGTGGAATCCGAGGAAGAGAAGTTCCCGCCGAGTGACGCCTGGCTGATGCGGCATCCGCAAAAAGACGTGAACCGTGCGCGCCAAGGTCTGCGTGAGCACCGCAACGCCAACCGGCCCAAGTACATCACCCCTACAGGGGCGCTGGAGGACGAAGACAAGCGCAAGATCGCGCAGTCCGAGGCGCATGCGATCATCGAGCTGGCCGGCATGCAGCCAGGCGAGGACGTGGCGAAGAAGATCCAAAAGTTTGACCACACCGGCATCGACCCGAACCAGTACCAGGTCGAGGAGCACCACAAGGATATCCTGCGCTCGGTCGGCTCGTCTGAAGCATCGATGGGCACGCCGTCTGGCGGCACCGCCACCGAGAACTCGATCGCCGAGAGCGCGCGCAGCGCTGGGCAGGCCGACAATGTCGACGAGCTGGACGACTTCCTGGGTGAGCTGGCCAAGGCGGTCGGCCACCTGATGATGCTGGAGCTTGAGAGGGAAACCGTAGTCGAGATCTGCGGACCCGGCGCTGTCTGGCCCGACACCCGCCCGACGCGCGAGATGATCGCAAAAGACCTGGAGCTGGAGATCGAGGCTGGAAGCTCTGGCCGCCCGAACAAGGCGGCTGAACTCGCCAACCTGGAGCGCGCCGCGCCCTACGTGCTCCAGATCCCCGGCGTCTCCCCCAAGCCGCTGGCCAAGAAGTACGCCGACCTGCTCGATATCAACATCGAAGACCTCTACAAGGCCGGAATGCCGTCGATTGCGGCGCAAAACCAGCCTCAGCCGAGTGGTCCGCCGCAGCCCGGCGGCGCCGGCCAAGGGGCTGGAGCCGATCCCAAGGCGCAGGGCGGCAAGGGCGGCGACAACGGCGCGAAGCCGGGGCCGCAGCAGCCTGGTCCGCAGCCGGCTTACCCGACCGGTGGTGGTGGAATAATAC